AGACAGCGTAGCGAAAACAGTGTTGAAGAAAGCTATATCACAATCAAGTTTGAAGAAAATCAAAACGTGTATACTTTGCCTCATGAAATTATTGAAGTTAGAAAAATTCATAGACGAAGTATTGGTAGTAGATTAGGCGGCAGTGCCGACGGCGGTAGTTTGTTTGAACCATTTAATTTAGCATATACAAATACATATCTACTAGCAGGTAGTGGTATTGGCGGACTTGCAACTTATGATTTCTTTGCACAGCAGCAAGAATTAGTAGGACGTATGTTTGGTAGTTTTATAGAATTCAAATGGAATACTACTACAAAAAAATTAACTATATTACAACGTCCTAGAGCTGATGAAGAAGTATTAATGTTTTGTTATAATTATCGTCCCGATATGCAACTATTAGACGATTATAAGTCACAACAGTGGATAAAAGATTATACACTTGCAGGATGTAAATATATGTTAGGCGAAGCACGAAGTAAATTTTCAACTATTGTAGGACCAGGTGGTGGAACAACACTCAATGGTGATACACTAAAAGCAGAAGCACAAGCCGAAATGGAAAAACTTGAAATGGACCTTGCATTAGCAGTAGCTGGTGGCACAGGTTATGGTTTTTTAATTGGTTGACAAACAACATTAATTATTATACTATTAATATATGAAGAAAAAGTTGCTTGTGATTGGTCACGGCAGACATGGCAAAGATACAGTCTGCGAAATCCTTAGAGACAAATATGATTATAGTTTTGAAAGCAGTAGTGCATTCTGTTCTAAACTTTTTATATATGAATTACTAAAAAAGAAATATAATTATGATACTGAGCAAGAATGTTACGCAGATAGACATAACCATCGTGCTGAATGGTATAATGCAATAAGTGAAATGAATAAAACTGACGCTGCTACATTAGGTAGAGCTATTTTTGATGAACATGACATTTACTGCGGTCTTAGAAACAAGCGTGAATATTTTGCAATGCGTAACACAAATGTTTTTGATTATGCTATATGGGTAGACCGCAGCGACTATTTGCCTAAAGAACCTGTAGATAGTATGACACTAGAACCTTGGATGGCAGACTTTCATATAGATAATAATGGTGCATTAAGTGACTTAGAATTCTGGGTCGACGAACTGTATAAATGTAAGTTATCTACGTAGATAACCTCTCAAAACGCTATTTTTTCCCTAAATCAGCTAAATAATACTATAACAGATGATCCATAGGAGAAAATTAAAATGGCAGGATTAGTATCACCAGGCGTCCAGGTCTCAGTAATTGACGAGAGTTTCTACACTCCGGCTGAACCAGGAACAACACCAATAATATTTGTCGCAACGGCGGAAAATAAAACTAACGGTGCAGGAACAGGAATTGCACCAGGCACACTAGCAGCAAATGCTGGTAAAGTATACTTGCTCACATCGCAGCGTGATCTTGTTGAAACATTTGGCGATCCAGTATTTAAAACTGACGCTAACAACAATCCGATCAACGGCGGAGAGCAAAACGAATATGGATTACAAGCGGCATATTCTTATTTAGGTGTAAGCAACAGAGCGTTTGTTGTTAGAGCAGGAGTTGATCTTAATGCAATAAATGCAAGTGCAACAGCAACAGCAGATAATCCTGCTAACGGCACATACTGGCTAGACACACAAAGCACTAGCTGGGGACTGTTCAGTTGGAACAGTGCAGCTATATCTACAACAGGCGGACAAACATTCACAAACATATCTCCTATTGTTATAACTGACGCAACACAAACTTCAGGTTCCTCGCCATATACACCTAAAGGTAGTGTTGGAGCAGTTGGTGAATACGCTATTTCAGCAGTAAGCAATATCATAAGATTATGGTATAAATCAGGCGGTAACAGCGCAGCAGGTGTAGCATCTGGCACTTGGGTAGAAGTAGGAAGTGAAGAATGGAAATTAAGTTGGCCAATGGTAACTGGAACTGCAAACGGAACTGGATTAGCCCAAAACCAACAATTTGAAATTGGACTTTCTGATAGTGCAAATATCACTGTAACACTTACAGGTTCAAACGATAGTTTAGCCGATATGGTTGCAGATATAAACACCGCAGCAAATCCAAGCGGAATATATGCAGTATTGGAAGCAGGTGTAATAAATCTTTATTCAAATGGTTTACACGATACATTTACACTTGCAGATGGAACTGGAACACCACTAGCATTTGCAGGTATAACAGCAGGATCATATATGGCTCCTGAATTAGTAATT